AATATTAAAGCGTGGGCGAGCTAAGCTCCGGCGTAGCTAAGGCTGCTGCGTAGCGTAGTGGCACCAGGTGCCTACCCTCCCAGGGGTACACACCGCCGCGCGTGTCGGAAAATTCGACTCCGATCATCGGGAAATTGTATTAGGTCTCATTTTAGGAGAGAGAATGTTAACTTTATCAGCGCACTCCGACGCGCCTATTACACATAAAAGCGGGGGTATTTTAGGGAATCCCTATTATTGATCACCAATTGATCACCGATATATCGGTGATCAATTTACCTATCAGAGTCTCTATTTTTTAACCCTTCTTCAATCACTTACCATTTACCGCCCAGTAAATGGTAAAACCACCAGTCATCTTCAAACGACAACGTTCTCGGTTCTAATTTTGTTTTTTCTTTTTTTTTCCCTCCTCTCAAACGATGACGTTTTCGAGTTTATTTTTTTTTTGTTTAACTTTTTCTTTTTTCTCTTCCCTCGGGTTTCTTGTTTCGATCCGCTGCGCTCCCCTATTTGTTTTGATTAGTACTTCCTTCCTTATTTTCTTGGTCTTTCCTTTTCAGTTCAGTTTTTCCTTCTCTTATCCTTTTTCTATCCGTATATACAGGCATATACGGTACAAACCCATGTATGAAGGATTAAAACAAACATCACAACACATGTAATACATCTCCATCATCACTTTAACCCTTTAATGCATAGTCACATATTAATGGATCACTCACAACCACACAAGAACAACAAATATCTCTCATTAGGTCTATAAATGCAGGCATAATAAACAATTCCATCAAATAAGCAGAGATGACAAGGAGCGGAACAAACAAGCAGGGAGTCAGATTCACAGTCGACGTTCGCATCATGGAAGACATGAAGATCTTCATTCACATGAGGTTAATATCCACCAAGTCACCAGCGCTCATCAAGTATGAAGGGATCATCAAGTACACGTACGGAGACATACAAGTTCCATTCGATTTCAACGGATTTGAAGGGAATATCATAGCGAATTTCCTATTCGCATACTACGGGGCAAACATAGAAGAGATCGAATTAGAAGACATAGTTCAGAGGCTAGATATAATTGTACTTGAAAACCCAGAGATATTGGGAATGGATGTAATCGAACCGTACGTATTCAATAAGAAGTTCACCGTTTAAGTTCAAACACAAACCAACAATGCATATTTAACACACATATCACCAACAACAAACATACCCCTAATCCGTAAAAGGCCATCTTCAAAGGCCCAATCACTTCCAAGCCCATTAAATTGACCCATTAGAAGACAAATCCAGTCAAGACAAGCAGTGGGACCCACTGCGCGGCCACCGGGCACCGCTCGCCCACGGT